AACAGTAAGAACGGCTGGGTTAACTTAAGTGTGTTAATGGGTAAAAGTGGCAAGCCATATGCGAAGCTAGACACCTACGAGCCAAAAGAGGAAACAGTAGCACAAGCAGTTCAGCACAGCGACGATTTACCTTTTTAATTTTTTTAAGGGGAAGTGTAACAGCTTCCCTTTTTTTATTTATATTTGTACGCATGGAAACAATATACAACCAGCATAAGAAATGGGTTAACATAGTTAAGAACTTGGGAGGCGGGGACTTCTCCGAGGACATAGTACAGGAGATGTACATTAAGCTTATGAATATCGAGCTTAAAAAACAAACCGAGGACACTTTCGTATATTATATATTACGCAACATGACTTACGACCTACACAGGAAGCAAAGTAAAGTTTGTAAGATAGATTTAGAGGAGCTGCGTTATTTATGCGCAGAAGATAGCGACAGAAAAGAGGAACTAGAAAAGATACACGAAAGAATAGAACAAGAAGAGGAGAGCTGGCACTGGTACGACGAGATGCTATGGAAACTATACAAGGACGGTAGAAGCATGAGAGAACTAAGCAACGAAACAAAGATAAGTTTAAGCTCAATCTTTCACACTATCAAAACCTGTAAGGAGAGAATAAGCGAAGCAGTAGGGGAAGACTACGAAGACTACATAAACGAGGACTACGAAAAGATATGACAACAGGAAAAGCATTGAAAGACAAAATAGTAGAAAGAGTAGTTAATAAGTTTAATAAAAGGTCTAAACTAGGAATAAAAAAGTATGGTACTACATTACAAGAAAACAATACTGATAACTTTCTAATTCACTTACAAGAGGAGTTAATGGATGCTACTTTATATATTGAGAAACTAATTAAACAAGGAAATGACAAAGAGTAAGGCTTTCGGTATACTAGACAACTTTATAGAGAAGTACCCCGACTATGAAGAGATAATTTTAAGCAAGGACATCTATACTAGAATAGGACTTGACGAATACAAGGAACGCAAATTAATAACCAGCCCTTACATACCTAAAAGAAGTGTATACGGGGTTAAACTAGAAGACAATGGAGAAGAGTAACGAATACTACGAAAACTTAGACAAAAGAACTAAGGAATTTAAAGAGTGGAAAGAACGCTTTAATGAGGCTAACGGGGAAACCTCAGACGGTCTAGGTGACACTATAGAGAAGGTAACAGAAGCTACAGGAATAAAGAAGCTAGTTAAGTTTATAGCTGGAGACGACTGCGGCTGCGACGACAGAAAGGAGAAACTAAATAAGATATTCCCTTATAATAAACCTGAGTGCTTAGAGGAGAATGAATATAACTATCTAGCTGACTTCTTTAGCAAGCCTAAGACAATGATTAAACCCGACGAACAGAAGGAACTAGTAAAGATATATAACAGAGTTCTACACTACGACTTTAAGCCTACAAGCTGCGGAAGCTGTTTTAGAGGGGTATTAAACAAACTACAAACTCTTTTCAATCAATATCAGTGATGTATTATTACATAAAGTTTAACAAGTCGGTAGGGGACATGGACTTAATGAAAGAGGTTATAGAACACGTAAAACACGGACAGTATATTATAGACTTCGTAGAACACTTAGAAGACGACTTAGACGTGGAAATAATAGACATAGACAGAGAGAAGTTCGATATGCTTTTAAACATGAATTAAAAGTTAATAAGCCTATATTATATATTGTTAACAACAATTAATAACAATTATATGCCATTTAAAAAAGGGGAAAGCGGAAATAAAAACGGGAGACCGAAAGGAGCGCAAGATAAGCTCACTAAAGAAGCGAGAGAGATATTTATAGAAACGTTAGAGGGGCAAGTGCCAAACATAGAAGACGCCTTTAAACAAGTGCTAAAGGAAAGCCCTAGTAAGTACCTAGAGTTATTCGCTAAATATGCTCAGTACTTCGTGCCTAAGAAAACAGAAAGCGAGGTAAAGGGGGAACTAACTACTAACTTTGATTTTAACGATGCTATTAAACGCCTAAGAGGTGATAAATAAAAAATACTTAGTCTTAGATAATGACAGTCGTTACTATATTGTAACAGGCGGGCGTGGGTCGGGTAAGTCTTACTCTGTATCAACTTTATTATGTTTATTAACTCAGCAGGTAGGTCATGTTATCCTTTTTACTCGTTATACTTTGCGCTCAGCTGGCGTATCTATTATTCCCGAATTCTTGGAGAAAATAGAGTTTTTAGGAATGGAAGACGTTTTCCATATAACCAAAGACGAAATAATAAATAAGCAGTCGGGCAGCCGTATATTATTTAGAGGTATTAAAACAAGCTCAGGAGACCAAACAGCTAACCTCAAGTCATTACAAGGGGTAACAACTTGGGTACTTGACGAGGCGGAAGAGTTAACCGACGAAGAGACCTTTGATAAGATAGACTTAAGTGTAAGGGCGAAAGGAATACAGAACAGGGTAATACTAATAATGAACCCTAGCACTAAAGAACATTGGATTTATAATCGCTTCTTTGAAACGAGAGGAGTACAAGAGGGGAGCAACTACACAAAGGGGGACACTACTTATGTACATACTACCTATTTAGACAACTTAGACAACCTTAGCGAAAGTTATATTAATCAAATAGAAAACATACGCACACGAAGACCTGAGAAGTTTAAGCACCAAATACTAGGGGGGTGGTTAAACCGTGCAGAAGGAGTTATATTAAGCAATTGGACGATAGGCAAGTTTGAGCAAGCAGCACCGAGCGTATTCGGGCAAGACTTTGGTTTCTCAGCAGACCCGACTACTTTAGTAGAAACAAGCATAGACAAGGCAAACAAGAAAATATACATAAAACTTCACTACTATAAGCAAGCGTTAACAACTTCACAGATAGCAGAACTAAACAAACGATTCGCGGGAAGCAGTCTAATAGTAGCGGATAGCGCAGAGCCTAGGTTAATAAGTGAACTAAGCGTAAGTAATAACATAGTAGCTACAATCAAGGGGCAAGGCTCAGTAACTTACGGTATAGCATTACTTCAAGACTTCGACTTAATTATAGACGAGGGAAGCACTGACTTAATCAAGGAACTAAACAACTACTGCTGGTTAGAGAAAAAGAGTAGTACGCCTGTAGACAAATACAACCATGCTATAGACGCACTCCGCTACGCTGTAAGCTATCAACTAGAAAACCCTACGAGGGGAGAATATCATATAAGGTAGGTTAACTTAAGAAATGGGAGGGGAACAATGTTAAGTGCATAGCGGCTAAGTATACTAGCTACCCCTTCCACTACCGACTTAATACAAAAACATAATTAAACGTATATAATTTATGAAAGTTAAGATACAACTTCCTGAGAGCTTAAGAGAAGTAACACTTGCACAATACCAACACTTTTTAGAACGTGCGAAAGGTTTAGAAGAGAACGAGCTAAAGGCGTTAATGATTGAGTGCTTTTGTTTGATACCAGCAGACAAAGTAAAGCTAATAGAACGTGCTTCTGTAGAAGAGGTATGTATGCACTTAGATAACTTATTTGTACAAGAGAAAACTCTAGTAAACAAATTCGAGTTAAAAGGCTTTAAGTTTGGTTTTGTACCTGACTTAGACGCTATGACTTTCGGGGAGTATGTGGACCTTGATAAGTACATAGGAGATTGGAGCAATATGCACAGGGCAATGGCTGTACTATTCAGACCTATAGGAACTGAGATAAAGGAGGAATACACAATATTAGACTACGAGGGGACGGATGAATACGCGGAACTAATGAAGCTTATGCCTTTAGACGTAGTGTTAGGCGCACAGGTTTTTTTTTGGAATTTAGGAAGCGAGTTACTAGCAGCTTTACCGAATTATTTAGAGAAGGAGGGGAGGGCGATTATTCAACTAGGGCGCAGTTCGGTAGAAAATGGGGATGGTATAGCTCAATCTATCAGCTCGCTAGAGGAGATGTTAGGAACTTTGAAGCAGTCACTAAACTCAGACTTTCAACAGCTCTCACCTACCTCACTTTTGAAAGCGAGAAAAACAGAATAGAAACAAACGAGATAAAGAAACAGTTTAAAAGATGACAGCATACTACGATATACTAACAACTATTAAGGCGCAGCTAGATGCTGATGTATTCGTTAATACGGTAACGCAAGGAGATATATTCGATGTTGACTTAAGCAAGCAGACTATCTTTCCTTTAAGCCATATAATGGTAAACAGCGTAAACAGGGAAAGCAATACACTACGGTTTAACGTTACTGTTATGTGCATGGATATAGTAGACAAAAGCAAGACCGAGACTACAGATATATTCAGAGGCAACGACGACGAGCAAGACGTATTAAACACTCAATTAGCTGTGGCACTTCGTATGCTTGAGATATTTGACAGGGGGGACAATGTAAGAACTTTTAGAATAGATGGAGACCCTACAATAGAGCCGTTTACAGAAAGGTTCGAAAATTACTTAGCGGGCTGGGCTGTTAGCTTTGATATATTAGTACCTAACGACATGACTATATGTTAACAGATGAGGTAAAAATAGAGCTTAGCAAATTCGCCAAGGCAGTAATTAAGTCGAGCCGTAGCAACTTAACGCGCAAAGGAAAGAACGCAAGTAAGGAGCTTTACAACTCTTTAGACTTTGATTTAAACGTAACAAAGAACTCTTTTAGTTTAGCTTTTCTTATGGAAGCTTACGGTAAGTTTCAAGACATAGGGGTAAGCGGTAAAAAAAAGAAATACAACACGCCATTTAGTTACAAGTCAAAGATGCCTCCAGCTAAAGCGTTCGACAAGTGGACTATTAAAAAGGGGTTAGCACCTCGAGACAAAGACGGAAAGTTTATAAGCCGAAAGAGTTTAAATTTCTTAATAGCACGAAGCGTATATAACAACGGAATAAAGCCGAGCCTGTTCTTTACTAAACCTTTCGAAGCAGCGTTCAAACGATTACCTGAGGACCTAATAGAGAAGTTTGGTTTAGACCTAGAAGACTTTTTAACATTCACAACTAATAATTTACCTAATGGCAACTAGCATATTCGTACGAAGCCCCTACATAGTTAGTAAGACTAGCTCGGTGGGAGACGTCGTAAAAGCGGAACTATATATTTTTAACCTACCATCAGGAGTACCGAGTACACCTACTTACACACTAAGCAAAGTTATACCTAGCTCAGTAGCAACAACTGCGCACTTTGATATAAGCCCTTATTGTAGGGAGTACATATCTTTTCAGAAGTTTACAAGTGCCTCAGTAGAGACAGCAGCGGGAAATAATGAGTATTGTTTTATTCGCGTAAAGGTCTACGTAAACGAGGTACTCGACAGCACTACAGACTATGTAGCTTTTGACGGCTTCGGATATTACGAGCAAGGATATAACCCTAGCCTTGGAGATACAAGCGGAATAACAGACAGCGCAGTATTTTTAGACGAAGGCACTTACTATGTACAGGAGACAGGTAACGGAGGAGGTATCTACTTTAATAACGTCTCAGGAAGTTTAACACAAGCGGTTTACAATTCAACGGATTCTATAAGCTTAAACAACGGGGTTAAATTCGTTCCTTACGTACACCCTAGCCATATAGGAGTAACTAACGTGGTAGAAATTTACGAGGCGGGCTTTCCTGTACGTACTTACACCTTTGAGCCGATATGCGAACCTAAGTACACGCCTTTAGTTTGTGACTTCATTAACCAATACGGGGTATGGCAGCAAATCATTTTCTTTAAAGCGAGTGAGCGTAACTTTGAAGCAACAGGAACGGAATATAACTTAATGCCGTCTAGTATTAATTACGACATATACGAAAACAGGAGACAGGTATTTAACAGAAACGCGAAAAAGAGCATAACAGCGAACACAGGCTTCGTTCCTGAGACTTACAGCAACGTGATGAAGGCAATGTTATTAAGCGAAAAGATAATGCTAAATAACGAGCCTGTGAAGCTAAGAACTCAAAACGTAAAACTACAGGAGCATATAAACGACAAACTTATTAATTACAGGGTAGATTTTGAGTACAGCCATAACCAACTAAACTACGTTATATAATGCGGACGGTACAGATATACATAAACGATGAGATACTAGATTTATTCGACGACGAGAATATAGAAGTAAGTTCGAGTATTCAAAACATTAACGACATAGCCAAAGTATTTACAGACTTCTCGCAGCAGTTTACTGTACCCGCTTCACCTCGTAACAATGAGATATTTAAACACTACTATCAGAACGATGTAGAAGACGGCTTTATAGCCAAGGAAAGACAGCCAGCGAGAATAGAAATAAACTACACGCCTTTTAGAAGAGGTAAGATACAGCTAGAGGGGGCGGAGTTAGTGGAGGGCGAAGCACAGCACTACAGTATTACTTTCTATGGTGATGTAGTTACGCTTAAAGACCTTTTCGGAGATGACAAGCTGAGGGACTTAGACTATAGCGGTTTGAGTTTTGAGTATAATTATGCAAATGTAAAGAATAGTATTACTTCGACTGCTGAGGAAGATATACGTTTTCCGCTTATTTCTAGCGAGCGAGTATGGGAGTACGGAGACCTTTCTAGTAATGATATAGAGACAAGCGCGGGAGCTATCAATTACACCGAGCTGCAGCCAGCGGTTAGAGTGCCTAAAATTATAGAAGCAATAGAGGATACCTACGGGGTTACATTTACGGGAAACTTTCTAACGAACAACAGATTCAAGAAGCTTTATACATGGTGGAAAAATGCGGACGCACCTACTTTTAATGTGACGGCCTTACCTTTAGCTTTTAACCCTAGTAACACTACTTGCATAACTGAGTTTAACGGACAGAGCGCGGGTATATTTACAAACGAGGTAAGGGTGAACTATGTAAATTTAAACCTTATTACACCTAACCCCCCTAACTTTATTAACTGGTTCGGAGATGCAGCGCATAGCATAACTATTTATGTAGGTAACACAAGTAGCTCGAATACTTACTATTTAGATGTGTTCAGAAATGGCGTAATAGTAAACAGTATAGCAGCTTCAGGAGATACATTATTTAACCCTGTTACTTCTGTTAACAACGTGCAAGGCTTAAACGATATTTACACTTTTGAGGTAAGGGCGGAAAACACACCTATAAACTTCGACTTTAGTATAGCTTATAAGTTTGTAGCGGGCTATTTATTTGACGATGGAGGGGTAAGCGTGCCCGAAGTAGCTGAGTATGCTTGTCAATTTGAGACCTTAGGCAACACAATGAGCAGCGACTTAAATATATCTTTGTCTGCTCCTGATATGTTAGTAAGCGATTACTTTTCGGGCGTGCTTAGAATGTTTAACTTAACTTGTTACCCTACAGACGAAAATACTTTTCAAGTTGAGCCGTTAGAGTTCTGGTACAGTCTAGGCGAAGAGATAGACATAACCGAGTATACGGACGTAAGCAAAATAAAGATAGACAGACCGAAGCTATATAACAATATAGAGTTTAACTGGAAGGAGAGCAAGGCTTTTTTAAACGAGGCGTACAAGGACATAAACAACTTACAATACGGAACGCTACGTAATTACTTTGGCTACGATGGAGGAGACTTTAAAATAGAGCTACCTTTTGAAACTTTGCTATTTAATAAGTTTACAGATACTGATTTACAAGTAAGCTATTCACTAGAAGAAGCACCTAGCTATACGCCTTACATACCAGCTCCTGTAATGTTATATCTGTACGATAGTAAGACGGTATCTTTTTACTTAACAAATGGTGTAGCACCTGAGGAGATTACAAGCTATATGCCTTTCGGACAGGAGATATTTTACAACGCTGCAGACTACTCGATTAACTTTAACGAAGAGATAAGCTCGCTGAGTTTAGACCCTGTTAGCAATTCACTTTATAACGTATATTATAGAGCGTATTTACAAAACTTGTTTAGCAATAAAGCAAGGGTTGTAACGGTGGAAACAAATTTACCTCTAAGGTTGCTTAATTCTATTCAGTTAAACGATGCGCTAATAATACGAGATAAAAAGTACA